TGTAATTGATTGACTTCCCGATCTTGTAAAATCAACTCTAGTTATTGCAGTTCCAGTTGTATGATAATTTCCTTGAGCATATCCATTATGATAAATGTTGTCTGCTGCTGAATACCCACCCATTGTATAGGCAAATGATCTTTTCAATGTAGTTGATGCGTAATTGTAAATATCAAAAAATCCGTTAGTTCCACCATTATTGGCAGCTGTATTAGTTGTTGGAATTGGAGCAAAATATTTACTAGATCCAATACTTGTTAAAGAATCTGCACCTAATCCAACGCATGTTCCATTTGTTCTTACGGAACTTGAAACATAAGAATAAACTGAGCCAGTAGCGTTATTAAATGTTGCAGTCCAAAATGTATCACTCGCGCTTTGAAAACAATCAATAAACAATAATCTTAAATGTTTATAAGTTGTTGGAATCGAAGTTAGGGAAATCGAAGTTGCGGCACTTAATGTTGTAGTACTTATCAAAGTTTGTCCACCGGCAGAAATTGTTGCCCATTCAGGAGCAGTTGCACCAGAATTAACAGTTAATACTTGACCGGCAGTTCCTAAAGCTAATCTAGTATTTGTGTTTGCGGTTGATGAACGATAGGAAATATCACCGAGAGTTGTTTCAGGATTAAGATTTTTGGTTGTTGTATCAATTGCAGTTCCAAGTGTGCGAATCGCACTTGCACCATCTTTAACTAGATCGGTGTCTGCTGGTGTTGTCCAGCCATAATTGGTGGTAGTTGGCATTTTATCCTTTTCCTATCAGGCTACTATTGTAGCGTACTCCCAAGTCAATGTTGGGTCTATTGTGTTCCAAGCCTCTGTAATTGGCGTGGTATTCCAACGCATCGCCACTTGGCTAAATGCGGTTGGAGAAACATTAATTGTTAAAAACAGCTCATTAAATCTAGTGCTCCATGACCAGCCCTCAACATATCCTTGAAATGTGCCACCTGATATTTGGCTAGGCAAATTTCTAATATCAACAGGCATTCCCATAAATACGCCTAATAAATCATCACGATCATTATTATCAATTTCAGGGTTTGTTATTGGGAATGTTATTGATTGAAATGCTGGCTGTGGGTAGGCTCTTTGGTCAATATAGCGGTCAGCAATAGCTTGAGCATCAACAGCACCTTGAACCCTAGAATTGATGGTTTCGGCTTTGTATCCATATAATGCAATTGAATTGGCATCTGTAGATGTGACCTGTGAATTGTAATTGTTGCCATAATTTATGTATATGTCATTTCTAACATCTGCTGAACGCATAATTGTTGAAAGTCCAGCACCTAAAGCATGACCTGCATCTAGTTCAACATAACCATTAGTTAATAGATAATTTTGTCTGTGGTCAGCGTCACCATAACCTATGTTGCCAGCATTATCCTCATAAATATAACCAAACGCTGAATTGGCAATATCTGAAATAACATTGTAAATCGTATCGACTGTGGTTGATTGAGCAGTCATTGTGTAAAGACCGGGCTGATCTATTTCGCCTAATCCTAAATTGACTGCATTCTCCCAAGTTTCGGTTGCATTGTAAGTTGACCATTGAGAAGCTGCTGGAACATCATTCCAAGTACCAAGCAATACGCTAGAAAGAATGCCATAAATCTGGTCGCCATCCTCATCCTGTGAGATATTGTCATCCCAAATTTCTTTGGTTAATTTAGCAAGTGAACCCATCGCAATAAGTGTGTATTCAACAACTGTGGCCTTAGATCCAGTAGCACCAACTGCAACAGTCACATCGGTAATATCTCCACCAAATAAACTAACATAAGTTCCTGAAGTATCTTTAACCTGTAAATCTAAACTGTCATTTATGTCAAAAGGTAAAGTTTGACCGCTTAAAGCCAATAATGTTATTTGAATATAAGATGGAAGTGGCTGTTGGTAAATATCTGTGCGACCTGCCTGATGCTGAACATCGGCAATAGTTATGTCAGTATAATCAACCCCACCGACAGTAAGTTTCCAGTCTGGTGTAAAAACAGTCATTATCTATCCCTGAGAGCAGTCGTACTTCTAGCTGCTTGACTATTTAAGGTCTGTGCAACAGCTCTAGCAGCACCCTCGCCATCGATAGCATTAACAGTTAAATAAAGTGGGTTGCCTGATCCATAAGTAAAGTTTGATCCACCTTTTGGAGTTGGAACTGTTGGAACTGATGATCTACCAGCTGATGGAGCAGGGTTTGGAATTGACCCGATATTAACTCCTGGAATTATATTAACCACTCTAATAAGTTCATTCGCTAAAGATACCACTAAGCCAATTGCTTCTCTTAGGAATGTAATAAATCCTTGAATTATGCCAACAACTGATCCAATGGCTTTTCCAAATCCTTCAGCACCTTTTTGAGTTTCAGCAAGTCCTGCGCTTAATCCTTTATCGCCAGTTAATCCCGCAATAAATGCGTTTAATGTTGGAATGCCTGTGTCATTTAAAAATGTAATAAATTGCTCAACTGCTGGCAATAATGCAAGACCTAAACTTTCCTTTGCTTCATCAAATCCAACTTTTAAGCGATCAATTTTGCCTTGGAATGTTTCAGCATTTGTAGCTGCTGCGCCACCATATAATTCAGCAAGTTTTGCTTGAACCTCTGTGAAACTTAATGTGGCTAATTCTGTTTTTGATAAGCCAAGTCCTAATCTACCAAGTGAAGTGACATTTCCATCTTGAGCACGGCCTAAAGCATTTGCAACAGTTTCTAAATCTTTACCTGATGCTGCACTAATATCTAAAGCAAGAGTTAATAATTTTTGAGCTTCCTCAGTTGATTTTGTACTTACCGCCAACCTCTGCATAGATGGACGCAATTTGTCATCGGCAATACCTGTGGCTAAAGAGGTTTTTAGGATCATGTCCTCAGTTGCCTTTATTTGGGCATCAGTAGCCCCTGTGGCCTGTCTTAAGGCATTGGCTAACCTTAACTGTGCCTGTTCATCCTCTATTGCAGCCTTGACCCCATCAATGGCTAATTTAGTGCCATAGGCAACGGCAGCAGCAGCAGCTACGGCAAATGCAGCAGCAGCCTTCTTTCCAAACTCTGAAATTTTGCTTGAGTTAGTTTCAACGGCTTTATCAGCATCGCCTAACTTCTTTTTTAGATCATCAACATCAGCAAGTATTGATAACTTTAATGTGCGATTACCTGTTGCCATTAGACCCATTCCTTAATAATGCGATCAAAACTTTGTTCCCATTTGTTAATCAATTCAGGCTGAATTCTGCGAAGGGTTGGATAAATGAACCATCCGCGAGATCCACGACCTGACCTTCCAGAATATGCAGGGAACTGTTTGAATTTATTTGAACCAAACTCAATGCCACCCCATAGGGTTTGCGTAGTAGCACCACCTGAAAATTTTTGGCGTGCGAATCCATAACTGAATTCACCGATTTTGCTTGATTTAGAGATGCTAACGCCATCCGCGACTCTTTGCGCAACTGCGCCAGCCTTTGTTCGACCTCTAGCTGCCTGTTTAATTTCCTCAGATGCAAAATACGCCAGAGCAGCAGATTGACGGCGTGCTTCATCAGTAGCTTGTTCATCCATAAGTTTAAAAGCTTTATAAATATCGCGCAGGTCTTTTTTATTGTAGGCGATTGTTTCACTTGCCATACCTCTGCTCCAATACTTCTATAGCTGTATAAATATCATCTGCATCAACCCATTCTTTCATTGGTATTTGTGTGGCTATTGCCAACTCAACCAATAATCGATTTAGGCTTCCTACTGGGTGGCTTTTGGGTCTGCATCACCGACTTCAACATTAAAGTCAGCAACAGTTTCAATCCACGCATCAATTGGTTTGACTGGTTTTCCACCCAATTCCCTTTTGTGAGCGTGATAAGCCAAAAACATTAAATCCCATAGTCCCATGTTTTTTTGCATGTCAACAATGGTTTTTCCTGTTTCCTTTTCCCATTTACAAAACTCAGGTGTCTGGGCGGTGTAAGTTGCTTGCTCACCTGAGTTATATGAAATTGTAATTGTTTTCTTCATTTTTTTTGCTCCCGTTTTATTTCTTAACTAAATGTTTCTGTGACTGATCCACCTGAAACAGTAAATTCAAAATCAACAGTTTGTGCATCAATTCCTGATCCACCAGCTGTTGGGAATTCTGGCTTAATTGGGAATTGAAATTGTGCGCCAGTTGCAGCTGTTAATGTGATTGTGATATCTGTATCTGGAGCAGTTTCTGCTGCTGTCCATAGAGCTTCGCAAACTGAGTTTGCCTTGCCCCAGTCAGCCAACATTGATAATGCAAATGTTCCTGAAATGTCTGTTGTCTTATAAGCAACGCCATCAAGTGTTTGATACGCCTGACGCTCATTGACCTTTGTTAATACTGCGCTGGTTGCTTGCGCTTCGATGTCTGTTCCACCTGTGAAAGACAACGAAATATCGCGACCAGTAATTACAACTGTTGCCATGATTATTTCTCCTTAGACTGTGCGTGTGTAGTAGGTAGATACTCGAACATCTGCGATAAGCAAAGTCGATGCTCCGACTGTGGTAACTGTTGGTCTTTCGACCGAGCTGACAATGTATCCCGCTGGAATAACTGCCAGAACGCTTATGATTAACTGCTCGATATTGTCGAGCGATGCAGGATTGCTGTTATATGCAACTGCAACTGTAATAGTCATATTGATTTTTGATCTAATGTTTGATTTGTTAATTGTTTCAAATTCAAGGTATGGGCTATCTGGAACAACCACAACAGCTGGTGGAATTACTGTTTCAGGCACAAATGAATAAACATTTCCTGCAACGCTAGATAAGGCAGTTGCTAATGGTGTGCGAACTTGTTCAAGAATTGTCTGATTAGGCATTATTGACAAATACCTTCAGTATCTACATAAGGCCCTAAAATTCCAATTACTCTTGAATATAAACTGCGACCCATACGATATGGAGTTGCTGTAAAATCTACTCCTTCGATTTGTCCGCCGGCTGCGACTCTTGATTGAAATACTTCGACTGATATTGCAAAGACAGCTGATCGAACAGATTGGTTTCCAACATAAGTTGATGCTGATGATAAAGTCGCGCTTCCACTTGGAATAACATTTGCTTCTGCGACATCGGCATTAGTGATTGCAGCTTGGAAGGTATATGCTCCAAGATCTGAGTCAAGTACTGTTCTTGTTCCATTGTATGGGCTTCCGCATCCTGCGATAACGACTGATTGTCCGGCTGTGAATTCATGTACACCTAGTGTAGTGAAAGTGGCGACATTATCGTTTAATACTGTTTTTTGAATTGGGCTTTTGAATGTAACCAACATTGGCAGAATTGTGTTTTCTGCTGTATCGATAATTCCATTTAGGTAAGTATCGTCATACAAGGCAGATGACACGCCAAGCACGGATCTCAACTCGGTGGCTGTGATTATGGTTGGCATGTCATCTCCTTACTCCCATTAAAGGATGCCTAGGATCGGGAGCAACCCTAGGCACTCAGTTAAATTACGCTACGAACAATGAACGGAATGCTGTTGGGTAGCGATTAACTACGCAAACATATCCGTATAGTCCGATTTCAATGCGACCATTAGCAACAACATTGGCGCGAAGCTCAATTGTTCCTGACTCATGGAATCTCATTGCTTGTGATGGATAAACAAGTGCAGCCTTATCGCCAACATTGTTTCCTGTGTAGTTTGGATCTACAACTAGATCAAGTCCTGCAACTGTTCCGTTTGTTGATCCCTGTGTAATTAAACCACCGGCATTTTGAGAAACGGCTGCTGCGAATAGAGGACGAGATGAACCATCGACCGCACCAAGCAAGTTAGCGAAATCAATGTTTGTGTATCCACCTGATGGAGCAACCATCAAGCGGTTTGGTGTAAAGCGCATTACTCCGTATGAATCTGCAATTCCATCAGCAATAGCCTTGTAAATTGAAG